GTGAAACCGGGGAATTCAGCGGACGGCTGGTAATCAAGAGCACCGGCATCCTGGAAGAGACCGCGAGCATCAATGTAGGCGCGGGAATCAGCAGCAGTGGCAGCGGGGCCACCGAAAGCGTGGACGGCGTTGGGGAGGGCATCAATGGCATCAGTGTAGTTGAAGGGTTGGGCACCAAGCACCTTGAACAAGAGGGCGTCGCAAGTCAAAGACGAGCAGTAGTCGACGTTCTGATCAGGCTGGACAACCCAGATGAGCTCCTTAACGGGGTGGTTGAAGTTGAGCTTGATCTTGTTGGAAGATGAACCAACAGACTCGTCGCCGGTGAACTGGAGCTGAGTAATCAAGTACTCGTGGGGGTTCTGGGCCATTCTGCGGCGCTCATCAGTGTCCAAGAACACATAGTCAACGTACAAAGAGGCAGCGACCAAAGACTGGTTGTAGGCAATGGTGGCAGGGACGGGGCGGCCAACGGACATTTGGGCAGCCTGTCCTCCGTAGGGGTTGGAGTTGCAGTTCAATGTGGTAACAGCCCACAAGCACTCATCAATAGGGCGGATATCAAGGTTGATCTTGACCTCGTGGTATTGAAGAGCAATCAAGGGAAGAGCCAAACCGGGGTTTGTGCAAAACCAGAATTGAAGAGGAACATACAAGGTGGTCTCAGGGAGTGCGTTACGGGGAGCGCACACTTGGCGGGGGGCCAAGGAGTCGCAAGGGGACTCAACATCAGAGAATGAGGGATCAGTGATGAAGGTAAGCTGGGTGGTGTTACCGATCATCTTGAAGTATCCGCGCTGTTGCTCGGATGTCATGGTGAGTTGGTTCCAGATGTGCATCCAGTCACCATACTGGCGGTCGATGCGTTGACCACCAATCTCCACCTCCACCTGGGCGATGAGCTGTTCTCCGGGGAAATCTAACCAACGGGCATACACACCCTGGTTGGAGCCGGCAGTGTAGTTTCCGAGACCCATAAGTTGGTTGATCTCAGGAAGAGTCACCTGTAAGTAGGTGCGGTAGGCAAGATCACCGTTACGGGAGATCACACATTGGACTCTGCGTCCAAAATCGGCCTGACCATTGAATGTCTGTTCAATAGATTCAATAGCGAAGTTAGTATATCTGCGATAAGTAACTTTCCAGAAAGTAATTTGAGGGTTACCAGTAAGGTAAACATCTTGGGCGCCATAAGCGACGAGTTGCATTAATCCACCTCCCATTTTATATAGTTGCTAAAGAAAAAAAAATTTTGGAATTTAATTTAATTCAATTTAATTAAATTAATTTAATTTACACAAAAAAAATAATTTGACTAGGATATTATTTTATTGAAATCTAAACTGCTCTTCATAAATTTCAACAAATATGCGTCCTCTAGAACCTCCTTCTTATTCTCGTGATTTTTCGTGAAAACATATGAACTATTACGTTTCTTGACAGACCAACCCTGCTCTATAGAGTTAAAAAGCAGAATCATTTTTTGAAATTTTATCACATCTACTTTTACATTTTCATTCTCTAAATCTCTTAAAGATTCTAAATTAAGCCTCATGTCCATTTTTAATTAATTCAAAGAAAACTAAAATATATTTTTAACTAGTCTGGCAGATGTGCTAATATTATTCAAAAAACAAAGCAATAAATGCTCATATTCGTGCTACAATATTAGCAAAAAATCTTCTACACTATTTTAATTAACCGTTGTTTGCCAATAATGTCTAGTTTTTGCGTTTATACAAAATATATTTAAGGGAAAATATTAATTAAATACTTGTGATTAAATTAATCAAACCGGGGCATGCCAAATTTCAAGCCGAAGTCTAACAAAACTATAAAATATAATAAGAAAACGGCGGTTACGCTTGACAACAAGCACAAGGAGTTTTTAAATGATTTCATGAAGGATGATTACAATACAATCCCCGAATTAAAATTGGAAAGGCAAGAAATACAACATAAAATCAATAGCGGCGAACCTTCTCTCGAGGCGCGGCTTGACATGGAAGATCAGATTAAGGTTTTGACTGAAAGGATTAAGGGTCTCAAAACAAAGAAAAAGGAGTATTTTCTTGACAATTCCAAATATATTTTCGAATATTTTGAAAATAAAAAGGATATATCCGTTGGTAATAAGGCAGTTGCGTCGACGAATAAATCTAAAATAGTCAACTCATTTTTTAAAATTAGGGATGAACCGGCTATTGATAATACAGAACATATTGAAAACAGCAATATTGTTCAAAAATATTTAAGTAATATTGATGACATGTTTATCGATGTGAATTCATTCATTTATCAAACGGATATATGCAAGGTTTGTCACGTAGGCGAATTAATACCATTAGAGGATGAGGGCGTTCTAGTATGCAACAACTGCTCAAGAAGTATCCCATATTTAATTGAAAACGAAAAACCGTCATACAAGGAGCCACCCAAGGAAGTATGTTTTTATGCTTATAAAAGAATTAACCATTTCAAGGAAATTCTCTCTCAGTTTCAAGGGAAAGAGACTACACAGATTCCACCAGAGGTTGTTGAGGATATTAAAGTTCAGATTAAGAAGGAGAGAATTGACATATCACAGATTACTAACGCAAAAACCAAGGAGGTTCTTAAAAAGCTGGGATATAATAAATATTATGAGCATATTCCGTTTATTAAGGATAAACTCGGAATTAAACCGCCTGTAATGTCTCCAGAACTAGAAGAAACTCTTTGTAATCTTTTTTCTGAGCTACAAGCACCATATTCGAAATACTGCCCGGATGACAGAGTCAATTTCTTAAATTATTATTATACTGCGTATAAGCTTTGTGAATTATTGGGTGAGGATAAATATTTACCATTATTCCCGCTATTGAAAGACAAGGAAAAACGAATAGAACAAGACGCGATTTGGAAGCAAATATGTAAGGAACTTGATTGGGAATTTATTCACACCGTTTAAATAAAAAGGCGACCTCGAATCAAATCAAAATAATATAAAACAGCCTTGTTATATATTATTTTACAATTTAGTAAAATAAATACTATTTCTATATAAATGGGTAAATTTAAGAATTTCTATACAACATGTAATCGTGCAGGCGCAAGAGTTTACAACTTTGACAATCGTAATCCACGAATTATAGGTCAAAGACAACCACAACAACAAACGCTTATATCATCAACAGCGCCAACACAACCTATACCCGGTTTGATATTATGCCAACAATGCGTCGATTTTACTGAAATAGATTTACATCGTAGTACCGCAATTGTATTATCCTGTATGGATTTCAGATTGAGAGACAATTTAGCCTGCAATCTTACACATATGGGGTATAAAAATAATTACGATGAGTTTATTTTAGCGGGTGCTAGCTTGGGGTACAATGGTTTACTCGATTATAACTGGCAACCATGTGCGGATGCTCATATCGAACTATCTCGCGAATTACATGAAATAACCGAAATAATACTTGTAGATCACATGAGATGCGGTGCCTACAAGGCCAAATACGGCAGCATTACTGCCATCGAAGAATACGAACATCACTGCGACAATTTAAAGAGTGCCGCTCAAACAATACAACAAAAATATCCTTCATTTACTGTAAAAAAATTTATTCTTTCGATTGACGGTGGATCAATTGTTGATGTAGATGCTTATACTGGCGGTTTTCCGTTTTTAGAGTCTTAATTCTCTGGTCTATACGGGAATAATTTTAATAAATTGGTGTTATAAATAGAGAAATTTGGGTTGGAACTATTGGCTCCCACTCCATTTCCAAAACACCTTCCTCCTCTCTGCTTACGCGTCTGTCGTCGAGACTTTTTACCACGGCGACTCTTTAATATTCGCCGGTTAGACTTCTTCCTCATTTGTTTCGTCATAATATATTAACAATAGATTAAATATATTATAAGCTTAGTTCGTTAGTTCGTTTGGCTTAAAAACCCCCGGGGAATTTGACCAAGTTGGCACCGATACCGAAACCAGCACCAGAGCGGGCAGTAGCACCCATGCTGGGGACATAGGTGTCAAGAATGCTGAATGTGGCAGCAGCAGTCAAGGCGATCAACACGATTTCCTCAATATTCAAGGAACGTTTAGGAATAGCATAGGCGGCAATTGCAACCATTAAACCCTCAACAAGATACTTAATGATTCTCTTAACTAGTTCAGCGATGTTAATCAATCCGTTCATTATACTAAATCAAAAGAAAAAAATATATATATTGCGATAAAAAACTTAAAATTAAATACTCTAAATAACTAAATGGATCGATCCAAAGGTAAAGGTGTTGAAAGAAAGCAACTAAACGGCAAGCCCAATCCCAAATATGTTGATTTGTTGGAGGAGGATAAACCAATTGCAGGGCAAAAGTTCGCGTGTATATCATTTTGTTCTCCTGAAAAAATTCTCAAGGAAAAGCAGGTGTTCTTATTCGAAGAGTTCCTAAAGGGCTGGGATTTCAGTAAATCAATGGAGAAGTTTGTTCAGTTTCTAAACTTTGTTTCTTATAAATACAACATTTCGTTCGATGATGTTTCTAATGATTTTAAGGAGTTTGTGAAGGAGGAGCGCGAAACACTTGTTAAATCAAGCATGGACGACGACTACAAGACATTTATCGACAAGAACGAAGATGAGCTACAGAAGAAATTTGATATTGCGCATAACTTTCAAACAAATACACGCGGCTTAAAAATTCGAGGTTCTTACCCTTCACAAGAAGAGGCCGAGTTGCGCTGTAAGTTGTTACGCGAGGCAGACCCGAATCACGATGTGTACGTTGGTCCGATTGGTATGTGGATGCCGTGGGACCCTGAAGCGTACAAGACTGGTCGTGTTGAATATATGGAGGATGAGCTAAATCAATTGATGAGTGAGAAGACAAAGAATGAGGCAAACGCTAAGAACACATTTGAGCAGCGCGTGAAGGAAACCAAACAAAAGGCAATCGACGAAAATATCAAGGCTGCTGAGAAGTCAGGAAATACACTAACACAAACCATCGATGCACAGGGCAATTTGGTTGGTGTAAATAGTGCGAATACCCAAGAATCCGCGCTCAGAGAGCAAGATAACATATCTACTGCCGATATTTGTATGGAATTGTTTGAGGGTGAAAATATTGTTTCTGGTAAAACTGATAATGGTGCGAGTCAGCTAGTAAGTGGACCCTTTGCTCAAAAAAACACCCTTGAGCAGGTTGATTAAATGTGATAATTTACCACTTGGGTTTTATTACAAATAAATTGATTTTTCGATTGACATATCAATTTATTTTATCTAAAATAATTTAAAGATTTTAATAATAATAATATTATATGAAATACAGCATAAATAAGGACGACTTAATCAAAATTAACTATGATTTATTTAAAACCTTATTAGGCGACCATCACGAGTTTTATTCATCTCCGGGAAAAGAGCATTATAAATTACTTTCCTATTTCTCAACATTATTTAATAATTCAAATATTATAGATATCGGAACACACGAAGGGCACTCGGCTCTTGCTTTGTCATACAACCGCAGTAATAAAATACATACATTTGATATTGTAGACAAGGGGGCGCTTCCTGTAAAAAATGTTGAAAATATCCATTTCAGCACGGATAATTTATTTGATAAAGAAATCTTCAATAAATGGAGAGAGGTAATTATTTCTTCCCCATTTATATTTTTAGATGTTGATCCTCACAACGGAATAATGGAACTAGAATTTATTAGCTGGCTCAAAGAAATAGATTACAAGGGCTTTGTTATTTGTGACGATATATGGTATTTTAAAGAAATGAGAGATAATTTTTGGTATAAAATAGAAGACAAGTATAAGTATGACTTAACGGATATTGGTCATTGGTCGGGGACAGGAATTATCACCTTTAACCCTGATATACAATTTGATAAATTCGTTGTGTCTAATTGGACGATGGTTACAGCATATTTTAATTTAACTAAATGTTATGACGCAAGCCCTGAAATCAATGCCAAAGGCGTCGACTACTACCTTAGTCATTCTCTGTCAACGCTGAATTTGCCACATAACCTGGTTATTTTTTGTGATGAAGATAGTATTGGCTATATAAAGAAAATACGACCTGCTTTTTTAGACAGTAAAACCATATACATCATTAAAGAATTTAACAGTTTTAGGTTTGAAAAGAATGGGATTTTGTTAGCAGACTGTTTTGATGATTATAGAGTTAAAATTATTGAAAATAGAAATAAAAATCCGTATCATTTTGATAATAGGAATACAGCAAGCTACTATTTATTTTGTATGGCAAGATACGCAATGTTAAAAGAAGTTATAAAAACAAATCCTTTTAACTCAACTCATTTTTGTTGGATTAATTTTTGTATTGAAAGAATGGGTTTCAAAAATCTTATCAGATTGGAAGAGGGATTATCCATAAATAGAGACAAGTTTTCAACATGTTATATTGATTATATTCCAGAAATATTGATAAATAATACCAAGGAATATTTTAAATGGGGTAGATGTAGTATGTGTAGCGGGTTTTTTACTGGAAATGCAGAATATATGTACAAGGTTTGCGATTTATTAGAGAATAAATTCTTAGAATATTTAGAGCTTGGCTATGGTCATGCTGACGAACAGTTGTATAGTCCAGTCTATTTTGAACATCCTGAATTGTTTGAACATTATTACGGTGATTATCATGAGATGATTACAAATTATAACCACGTGTACGATTCTCCCAATAGTCCAATCAGAAATTTTATTCACAATTCTTTTCAAAATCGTAATTATATAAAATGCTACGAGGCGTGTAAATTTGTATTTAATTCGTGGTGTCTAGATAAATGTGAAATAGATCAGAACAATCTATATAACTTGTTTTATTATTATATGTTTTGTAAAAAAATGTTGGGCGATTTCCATTCTTAAATGGGTAAAAACAGTTTTCAAATAGCACAGCCCTTTTTTATGCGGGAATACCAATCCATCTAAATGTTATATATTTGTTAATACATATAACATTTTGTTTTTTATAAAAGCGAAATTTAGCTTTCTACCACTTGCTCGCCTTCTTGACGCTAATTTTGGGTCCACCGCCTCGCTTCTTGGCAGCATTTGGGTCATATTGTTCCTCCTCTTCGTCGTCTTTAAGGTTTTTGGACAAATCCCAAAATTCCTTCGACCCTAATCTAAAGTCCCCGTGGTTATCTGCCTTGTACCAAAATACCTGGTCGTGCAATTTATTTGATTTTGAGTTGTTATTAATAACCAAACACTCGTAGTTTTCGGTACATTGATCCATCACCTGACAAAAGCTCTCAAATGTGGGGAACATACCCGCATAATTTTCATAGATGCGTTTTCTATTTGCGATATAATTCTCTCTAAGAATGAAAACATAATCAATATTTGTTCTTAGTGTGGGTGGAATACCTAGGGGATATTGCATAGTTATCACCAACATCACCTTCCAGTGTCTTCCGTTCATGAAAAGTAAACGCATTAGTTTATCTCGTGACCAAGTGTTGTCATAGAGACAATCATCTAAAATAACAAATGCTCTGGGATCAATATTGCTGCGTTTGTACGTCTCCATTTCCTTTTTAATTTGTTTAAGAACAGTTCTCTGTCGTTTTAGAATATTTTCAATGATAGCCGAATTGTACTCGTGGTGAACGAATAACTTGGGAACCATTTTTGCGTAAAACCCGTTACCTTCTTCCGTGCCCGAAATTACCGTTCCAATTGGAATATCCTGCTGATAATATAACAAATCTCTAACCAAAAAGGATTTGCCTGTGTCTCTCTTACCTATTAACACAACCACAGGACCCTTATTTTCATTTGGCTTAAAGCTGATATTTTTCATATCAAATTTTTTCAATTCTAATGTCATTTTAATAAATCGATAAAATAAATATATTATGCTAAACGAATTTAACCGAACGATAACTCTTTACCATTTACACATTTACTACAAAATGCCTGTGTAATAACCAACTAACGAATAAAAGTGTTTAAGCCATACAATGAGTTAAAAACACATATAATTTATATATTAATTAGCTAAAGTATGTTGATTAATTATCAAAAACGAAAGAACCAGGAACTTTTTAATAGTTTAGCAAAACCCGAATCCCTATTTATGTCGGATATGCAAAATTTTATACCAATTTATACGCGATTTTTCTCGTTGAACGATACGAATTATAACGGCATAAACTTAAACCATGAATGGTATCTTTCCGGAGCGAATAAGTTTGAAAATGACAACAATATATACAAGTGCAAAGTTAAGAACGCAAATAACAATAAACAGAAGGATGTAATGGGGTTTTTTAAAATGGCTCCCTTGTTGGACCCATATAAATATTTGATAGGCAAATATAATGTCAATGATGAGAATTTGTTTGTATTGCCTCAGTTAACATCAAGTGATTTAGACTGTAACGCAAGATTTGTAGATCAAAACAATTCGGCATATGTCGATGGATTTTTCACCTTCTTAACAAGCGGATTGAAGCAAAATCATAAATTTTCACACGGCATCGATTATTACGGATCCTTTTTAGGAATTAAGAATGATTTCACATTTAACGTATATGACGATATTGATTACCTAAATAATTCGGATTTCTTCAATAAGAACAAAAATGTTCTCTTTAAAATTGACGACTATGACCATTTGATTCAAAATGAAAATCCGGTTTTGAAACCAATCAAAATACATACTACAAGCGCCATGTCGCAATTGTCCGCAAAATCCTTCAACAATGAAATTTTTGATAATGTGTTTGAAGAAAATACGATCGGATTGGATAATTTAACAGAAAATGCTATTAATTTGTCTGATCTGGCCGATTTAGTTGACCTGACTGATGCTGATATGCTTGACAACAAAAGCAGCGACCGTGTCTCACTAAAATCAAATTCAACGTGCTCTTCAAGGTCTTCATATACGAACGAAAGTAGTAACGGTGGAACTATTGAAGACGATGATGTTGTAGAAGAATGCCAAGATGGAGTTAAAAAAGACGATAATAGTGAGAGCGGAGAGCATGATGAAAATAATAGCGATGATAGCGGTGAATGGGAAGACGACAACTCTGATGACGAATCTGATGAAGAGGAAGAGAGAATAAACGCAACTATTCCAAAATTTCCCGTTCAAGTTATAAGTATGGAGTGTTGTGAAAATACATTCGACGATTTAATTCTAAAGAATAATGAACTAAGCGACGAGGAATGGTTTTCTGCGCTTATGCAAATAATTATGATTCTAATTACGTATCAAAAGGCATTTAATCTAACGCACAACGACCTACACACTAATAATGTCATGTACAATCATACAAACAAAAAATTCATTTATTACTGCTACAAAAAGAAGCACTATAAGGTGCCAACATTTGGTCGCTTGTTTAAAATTATTGATTTTGGAAGAAGTATATATAAGTTCAACGGTAAATTGTTCTGCAGTGATAGTTTCCAAACGGGCGGCGATGCGGCAACTCAGTATAACACTGAACCTTATTTGAATGATAAGAAGCCGAGATTAGAACCCAATTACAGTTTTGATTTATGCCGCTTAGCCTGTTCTATATTTGATTACGTTGTCGAGGATACCGAAGAAATTAACAAATTGTCCAAGTGCGCAGACCCTGTTAAGCGATTGATTGTCGAGTGGTGTTTAGACGATAAAGGTATAAATATGTTATATAAAAACAACGGAACTGACCGATACCCCGACTTTAAATTGTATAAAATGATTGCCAGATGTGTTCATAACCACACACCTCAAGCTCAATTGGAAAGGCCAGAATTTAATGCGTATACCGATTTTAAGGGCGCGGTTCCCGACGATGTAATAGATATTGACAGTATTCCGTCATATGTATAAGAATTTAGCATTTTGTAGGTTTACATTTCGGTTTGGTTCATAATACAATAATATTATTGTATATTATGAGCTCGTTTGGATTTATCATAACAAGACACGTTAACTCTGAAAAGTCAAATAAATATTGGAATCGGTGCGTCAAGTTATTACGAACCTTTTATCCGCATAGGCAAATTGTTATTATTGATGACAACAGCAACCAAGCTTTCGTAAAACCAGAGGCAGATTACAGAAACCTAACTGTAATACAATCTGAATTCCATGGAAGAGGAGAACTACTGCCCTACTATTATTATATTAAAAACAAGTTTTTCGAAAATGCGGTAATTATGCACGATAGCCTTTTTTTTCATAAAAGAGTCCCATTTGAAGCGTTCAATGGTAGACCAGTTTTGCCGCTATGGTTTTTTAACCCTGATAAAGAAGATATTAATAATTCTAATAGAATTACAGAGGGTCTACGCAATGCGCAACCCGTCCAAGAGTCCCTTAAATTAACAGAGTTGACAATATTTGGTCTGAATCACAATAAATGGGCCGGGTGTTTTGGTTGTCAAGCCTACATAAATCACGGTTTCTTATTACAGATAGAAAACAAATATCGCATTACATCTATGATAGACACAGTTAAAATCCGGAGGGATAGATGCTGCTTAGAGAGAATATTGGGTTGTATATTTTCCAAAGAAAACCCTGGTCTGGCAAATAAAAAGGCAGTATTTGGAAATATTATGGATGTATATAAGAGTTATGAATACACATTTGATCATTATATGACTGACTTAAAAAAAGGCACTCTGCCTGCTTATATTGTAAAGGTGTGGACTGGCAGGTGAAAATTATATTATACAATAATTCGTTATCGTATAATGTTAGCATAATTATTATGTCGGTATTATTGGATATAAACTATCAATAACAGACTTTATGAGCTCGGGGTCTGTGACATTTAATTTAATTAGGCGCGGTCCCATTGTTTTTTTCTCTGCTGTCTCTGGGTTGCCGCGTTGTCTCTGTAACCCGTGGTTCAATGGTAAAATAGCACGTTTGAACTTTGCTAAAAACCTTTCACAATCAGCAATCGTCGTAGTCTTATACTCTGGATCGGTTATGGGTTTGTTTTGGGTAAGCAAAATTTTAATTTCCATGTACTTGGCATAATAGTAAACCTTTTCATCCAACAATGCACCCAAATTTGGACATCTAAATAATACCTTTGTATTTAATTCGGAAATATCAAAAGAATAATCGGTTGCCGCATCAAAGTGCTTCATTACATCTTCAGGTACCTTCTTAAAATCAACGTCTGAGAACTGTCTAAAATCATCTATCATCATATTTTTTCTATAGTCGTATTTTTTTGTATCCTTAACATAACTTAACTTTAAAATATATTGATTCGCCCGTATATTTGCCGGATTTGGTGGAAGAACAGATATGTTGTACTTTGTTTCTGGAGATTGTACAAACCATTTTATTAGATAAGATATATGTCCTGCTAAATTCTTTACAGTATTCACGTCGTATGGAATATCTGTGTTGGGTATGATTAAAACATCAATATCCTCAGTTTTGTACTCACCCATTTCTGATATTCCTTTTAATGCTAGCTGAACTGCCTTTCCACCTTTAAATAATAGTTTGTAGTCCTGCCCAATCATTTTATACGATACAATTCCAAAAACAAGTAAAGATGCGCACAGTATTATATTAAAATTAGAGAAATCAATATCTTTGTCAGAAATGAGTGTTCCAAAAACATCGTATGGGTCATTTATTGTCTGAGTGTAATAAGTTGGTATAATTGTTTTAATAATTCTACAAACGCTCCACATTTGGGTGGCTTCTCTCGTTTCTGTATCAATCATAATTTCATTGTCCTTGCTCAACATTTCACGCAACTTTTGGCGTAATATAGTCATTTCATTCTCGTTAAAAATTGGTTTCCAAAAATCAGGTTCTATATCATGAGCATATCCTGTTCCGGGTAGCTCAGTTGGGATTTTCAATTTTACAATAGGAGTTAACCGTTGCGGGGGGTGTATTTCTTCGATTTCTTTGATTGCTTCCTCTATTTGTGCTTCCTCTACAATGGGTTCCACCAATGGCACAGGAACAATAGGAATAGGCTTCGCATCGGCTTCCAACTTTTTCCTAAGTTCAAGAGAAACAAGCGCCTCCTTCTGTTCAGGGGTTAATATTGATATATCTGCGCCATT